ACCAATTACAGAACCTTTTGAAAAAACATGTTTAAAGCTTCCTGTGGATTATAGTTTGTACCATTACCTAAATCAATTTCGGCTAAGCCATCAGCATCAAGGTAAACACCGTCTGGCACCATTCTTGACATTACTTGCTGTAACTTTAAATGTGTTAACTGAATCATATCAGCAAACCCGGTTATACGACTTACTAATGATTCAATCTTTCCTTTATACATTCTAGGCGCAACAATACTATAGTTCATTTTTACTTTAGTATAATCGCTTTTAGGACGCATCATGTTTTTAGCCATTGCCCATTTAAGCAATATGTCAGTCCCTAATATTAATACGCCTTCGTATAATACCTCTAATGATCTAGATAGCTTGCCAAATTGTTGTTCTAAAACTTCAACAGGCGGATCAAACTGATCATCACGTGTTAATATTTTTGTAGCTCCAGTAGCTGTTTCTTTTACTTTATATACTTCGTTCATGTACGTTTTGTAATTGAAATACAATACTTGAACAGTATTTGAATCAGCTTCATTATAATTAGTTAAAGTTCTGTCATAAAAGCCATTGCTTGTATATGCAGTTTTACTAATTCTTTCCATTTGATCGTTAGTAAGATCCGGAAATTGCTTTTTAAGTTCATTTAGCGGTACCTGCTTAACTTCACCTACATAATATATGTCTTCAAAATAAGGTGACTCTGTATAAGAATAAACTAAATTAGCAGGATCAACATATTCAACCTTTACGCCTTCAGACTGATTAAATGTATTTTTAACAGCAGCAATACCTATGGTTGTTAAATCATAAGTAACACGCTTTTTAGTTAAATTATAACGATTGCCTTCTAGTAACGTATTAATAGCTTGCTCTTCAGCAATCTCAACAGCTTGTTTATAACTAAGCTGCATATGTAATTCAAGCTCTTCTTTTGTGTCTGGAAGTTCTTCAGGGTTATTTTCAAATAAATTAACACCAAAAGCTTCTAAAGCTATATCATTTAATTCTTGAGTTTGCATATCACGAATAATAGACTCCATATACTTTGTACGTTTACTAACGCCATAAGGGTCTTGTGAAAATGCTTTTATATCAAATGATCTTTCTGATATTCCATTTACTACTATATCAACAAATTTTGGTATAATAGGAACAGGTTTCCAGTCTAAATTTAAATATGACAAGTCACCGTTTATAGATAGCTCGTCTTTATATTTTTGTATGCTTTGTTCTCCGCGTGCATATAATCTTAACCGATGGAAAGCATGCTGATTTGTTTTGTACCTAGTTGTACCAGTGTCCATTTTAAACCATTCGTCTTGAATAGCTTTACCTACTTTCAACCCGTATTCAGTTGACATTTTTTCAGCATCACTAGCAACTTGACTAGGAAAAAAATCTTTTATAACTGACTCAGCCATATTTATTTTATTATTTTTGATATTGCTCCGCTATTTGTATACTTAGCGATACTTAAGTTTAATTTTTGTTTTTCTCTATCCGCAACAGGTCTATATAAATGTCTATTACATCCCATAATAGCTAAACCCGAACTAATAGCGGCATCAAATTTTGTTCTTTTATTAATATCAAATCTTGCCCAATCATTTAATGTATTATTAAAATACATATCTCCATACTGCCCATCTGATTTAACACCCACGTATTTGTCTATATAAGATTCAATAGCAGCAGCGTGAGCCTGCTTAATATCTTCACTAGAGTTTGGTATACCTCCAACTTCTTTTTCAGCAACTGATAATTTATTCCATAAACGATCAGGTCTATTCATTGAATATCCCCTGTACCCCCTTCTTTTTAAATAGTATAATAAACGTGGTTTATTATTTTCAGCAAGTAATGGCATTCCATAAAACACTAGAGCCATCAAAACATCTTCAAAAAACATTTCAGCTGTTTGAGGTCTTGCTACATATTCAAGAAAAAACGAGTTAGGTGGGTGATCTTCCATGCTAAACTTAGTCAACCCGTGTAAAGCGCCTTTAGATCCTCTCCCGTCTGTTGTACCTGATATATCATATGAGTCACAACCAAAAGCGCCCATATGTTCATTGCCAGGATATTTAACTCCGTTTTTAATTATTTGTCTATTTTGTAATTCAGCATTGGGCACCCAAGTTATTTTAAACCTTCCGTTTTTATTAGGCGTAAATTTTACTTTTGAATCTTTAATACCATTTTCCCAGCTAAAACTACCTGTACTTACTATATTACTATTACGTAAATCTTCGTTATAATCAATTTGTTCGTATATTTTTGTTAAATTAAATATACTATTTTTGGTTTCATCACGGAATGCATGCTCCTCGGTTCTTGGAAACTGCCTGTAATATTCATTTAAAGCATCTTGATCGTTTTTTAAACCGTCAGCTTCGTTTTGCCAATGCTCAATAACCCCTACGTCGATAGCGTCTCCGTACGGCCCTTCTGTAGGTTCTTCGGGAGTGTCGAATACAGGTAACCCATAAGAATCAATGAATCCTTCGTAGTTCCATTCCATAGGTATGAACAAACTATATAATCCCGAAGCAGTCTGTCCATTGCGGTTTCGCTTGGTAACATCTGAAGCATAATAAAGTTTTTTAAAGTTTTCACCTCCTTTATCTAAAGCATTTGATGTTGACCCCATCATACACTTGCCAATAACCCTACTACCTAGCCTTAATGTTGTTTTAGTTACACGCCAGTTATTTAATATGTTATCTGGTCTTTCCCATTTACCACTTTCATCGTGGACTAATAGTTTTAATTTTTCACCATCATACGAGTTATCTCCCGTATTTTTCCAATCAATAGTTGTATCTAATCCTTCAAGTTGTTCTCTTTGATCAGAAGACTGTATTGATTTTCTTGTAAGCTTTGAAGCTGGTACTCTATAAGCAAGTTCGGTTTTTGGCCGGTCCATACCATCTTGTATTGGCTTGAAGAAAAAAGGATAGTTAACTGATATAGGCACTACTTTGTCTGTAAACATTTTTTTTGCATCAGCACCAGACTTTGACAATATACCAAATCTAGCGTCACTTGATATTGTAGCTAAATTTACTGTTTCAGCTGATGACATAAAAGAAAAACCTGATCGACGATTTTTAAGATAACACATACCGTAGCATCTGTTATCTGCTTTACAAGCCTCCCAGAATATAAAAAACAATCTGTTAGCTTCTCTAAAGTTTGGTCGTCCTACATCAATTTTGGTCCACTGCAGGTACATATAGTGAGTACCAGTAAGGTAAGCAGCCATATTTCTATTATAGAACCAATAGCCTTCTTCACGTCGTCTGAACTCTTCGTCGATATACGTTTCCCATTTTTCTTTAAATTCATCTGGATATGTTTTCCAATCAAATATACTTTTAATGTTTTTAAGCTCTTTAGGATAGTCTTTTGCTTCCCATCTATTATTACCCTTAACAATATTTTTAGGCTCTTTAGGGAGCGCTATTTTAAGTCCTTGTATTTCGTATATCTGACCTATTTGTCCGGTTTTACTAATGACTACAACATCGTGTTCCTTGTTGTAGCCATAGTTCCACTTCTTACCTTTATTTAATCTATGTACGGTAGTATTTTTTATAGGCTCAATAACCTTATATAAAGTTTGTTCGTACATTACTTAGATCTTCTTTCAGCAAAACCTTTAAAAGCCTCTTTCTTTTCTTCCTTAGGTTTATTCTCAAGGATTGCTTCTTCTTCTTGTATTCTATTTAATATTTCAAAAGCATCGAATATTGCAAGCTTTTTTGTAGCAGCGGCATTTTTAAGTCTGTCCGCAGAAATATCATCATCTGAATCAACAATAGGCTCTTTAGCTACTTTAATTAGCTCATCAACTGCTCTGTGTCCAGCTTGGATTATATTCTTCTTCGTCTCCTTGATATTCATATTTCATTAAAATTAAATTGCTTGGTATTCGGTATAGTCTTTCTTTTTCAATAAAAAACTCATATTCTAATCCCGGCTTAAAACCAACTAAAGATTTTTTTTCAACAACTCCATCTGTGTATTTCACAATACCTACACCTTCTTTTTCTTTATTAATTGAAAACTTTTCATTTTCTTTTATTGGTTTTACAAAACAATAGCCATCAACACATTTCCATTCGTTATTTCTTTTGTATGCAAATATCTGATCTGGTTGAACTATAAATTCGTTTTCATTTAAAAAACTTCGGCTATTTTTTTCTTTAGCTCTGATATCATAGAATCTTCTAAACACGTTGTGATGCACTAGAATCTCATCACCAATTTTAATTTTTGTGCTATACGCAAGCGGTAATGCCTTTACAATGCCAAGCCTGCTAACGTAGTGATGATTTTGTAATTCAGTATTTAATATTAGCTCTGAGTCTTCAATTTTTTTTACAGCTGTAGTTCTTCCTATTTTTGGCTCAACTATAAAGTTAAATAAAGCGTTCATTAATATTCTAAATTATATTCAACTGCAATTGCCATGTTTTTATTAAAATCTTTCCACGGCAGTATCTCATTGTTCTTTTTAATATAAATAGAGTACTTAGTATCTTCTTCTATTATATTTTCTATAATATGACCGCCATACACTTCCTGACCTACAGAATAGTGCATGGCATCATTTTTATAATCTCTTCCTATACTAATCTTCCTTACTAGACTCATTTTTTGCAATTTTACCATCATTGATATCAATGCTAACATCTCCGTAAGTTTCTCTTAATTCATCTTGAAACTTTTGAAGATCTTGCTGAACGTTTGATATACTATGTAGCAGCCCGTGCTTTTCAACCTCCAGCTCACCTAGTTTTAATTGATGTTGATTGTAGTTCTTTACTAAATCTTGAAGCTTAGTTAATTCGTCTTTTTTAATTTTCTTTGCCATTGTATTAAATTTAATTGTTTTACATATAGTTAAGTATTACGTATTTACGTATTACTTTAATCTTCTATTGTCATAGTTACAGATGTTGGGTTTTCTAGTTCAGCAATTTGTGAAGCAATACTGTCTTCAATAGCTTTAACTTGTTCTTCGCCCATAGCGTCTTTTGTCCAACCAACAACAATTTCGTTAGTTAACTCGTCAAAAGGTATAAAAGGTGTTTCAGGATTTAAATGCACTACTTGAGTTCCAATATTATTAACCGAATAATCTTCTTTTGTACCTATTACTATCCAGTGTACATTATACACCACATCTGTCTCACCTTCTTCTTGGGGGCGTACATCTACTGTTTTGCAATTCCAATCGTATGTAATCATTGTTTTGTTTATTTGTTTTTTATTTATCTTGCTGGGTTAAATCTAAAAGGTCCCTTATACCCTTCTATTGTTATTTCTAGTTGACCTGATTTTTCATTAAAAGTTATAGACTTAACATTTTTTAAATGGTCGTTACCATTAACACCGTCTTTACCATTTGTTCCATTGGCTCCTGCTGATCCTTGAGAGCCGGCATCACCCTTGTCTCCTTTTGGTCCAGGCGTCAATGATATATCTTCAAGTTCTTTTTCAAGTTCAGCTACACGCTTAACTAATAAGTCAATATAGTTTATACCTTTAATGCCGTCATTTCCAATATGAACTAGCTCTGGGTAGTCATCTTCAATATCTTCAACTACAACACCATATCTTTTTCTTTCTGAACCATCTATGGAACTTTTGTATTTGTATTCTTTAAATGGTATTGCTTTAGCTTTTGATTTGTCAATATTAGCTATATCTTTCTTCTGATCTCTTTGGGATGTTTGTATTAGGCTTAAACATCTTAAATCACCTGTAAATCTTCCTGTACCATACACATCAAGAGTGTATGCTGGTACTGAAGTACCTACGCCTATTCCTACGTTACCACCTCTTGGGTTTAGCAACAAGTCAAAAGCTAATAGCGAACCATCTGACCTTCCTTGTTGTATTACACCT